GCCCGGAAACTGCTGGAATCGGCTGGCCGAGACGTGACCCCCGAGCGGCTGGCGGCGTTGCAGGCTGTCCCTGCGGACAAGCGAGCGGCGTTGCTGGAGTCGTGGCCTATGGGACAACGGGGAGCACGTCCAGCGGCTTCCCCTCCTGCGGCGACTGCGACGAAATACCCCACTGATACCCGGCAGTTCATCGCTGCCATTCGTGCCAACTAAGGAGCACTATACATGGCTGCGCGAACTGACGGACTGCCGGACTTGCTGACGAAGCGGCGGCAATTCACAATCGAAGACGATTTCAACCGTGACGTGGACTCGGCCGATTGGGTGACGACTCTGACCGACACAGGGACCGCCAGCGTTGGCGATGTGGTCGGCGGGATCTTGGCCATTGTGCCGAGCGATGGCACCGTGGCCGACAACGACGAAGCCTATGTTGAGTCGGCGAATGAGGTTTTCAAGTTCACGGCGAACAAGCCTCTTCTGTTCGAAGCCCGCGTGCAGTTCACCGAAGCGAACACGGATGACGCGAATATCCTCGTTGGCGTGATGGACGCTGTCGGGGCGAATTCGCTGGTGGACAACGGAGGGGGGCCCCCTTCCAGTTATTCGGGTGCCAACTTCCACAAGATTGACGGCGGGACTGTCTGGATCGCTGAGACCAGCAACTCCACCACACAGATCACGACCGAGCTGTCAGCCGCCAACCTGAACAATCTGGCGAAGCGTGCCGTGACTGCGGGCGGGGCTGCTTACCAGACCCTCAAGATCGAGTACATGCCGTATTCGTCGACGAATGCCTATGTCAGCTTCTTCGTCGATGGTGTGTTGGTGGCCCAGCATGACTACATCTTCACGTCGGCGACTGAGATGCAGATTGCCCTTGGCGTGAAGAACGGTGGGACCAATCTTGAAACCCTGAATGTGGACTATGTGGTCTGCACCCAAGAACGCTAAAGGACAGGAGCCAAAAACATGGTGAACGTGAAGCAGTTGCGGCGGCTGTTCGAAGCGGCCCAGCGTGATGGAGACGTGGGGAAGTTCAACTCGGATTTCTCTGAGGGCTTGAAGAGCGGGGCGTTGAAGTTCGGGGACTTCTCGCTTCGGCAGCTCTTTGAAGAATTCGTGCCGGACGGCCGCGAGATGGTCAACCTGTACGATCCTCGAAGCAATGGCAGTAGCGAACTGCGGGAGACCGCCAGCTTGGTCGCGTCCAGCCAGTTCGCCAAGATCAGCGGGCAGGTGCTGTATAACGAGATCATGCAGGCTTACGAGCAGGAAGCCTATGTGTTCTCGGGCCTGATTCCCGCACGCTCCACGCAGTTCAGCGGCGAGCGTATCCCGGGGATTTCGAAGATCGGCGATGAGGCGCTGGTGGTCGAGGAAGGGCGACCCTATCCCCGGGCCGGTGTCAGTCAGACCTACATCGACACCCCTGTCACGACCAAGCGGGGGCTGATCGTCGGCGTGACGAAGGAGGCGATTTTCTTCGATCGGACCGGCGTCCTGGAGGATCGGTGTCGCGAGGTCGGCGAGTCACTCGCCACCAGCAAGGAACTTCGGGCGATTGATTGCATCGTCGACGAGAACACGACCGATCATCGCTACCGCTACAGGGACAACACAATCGCCACCTACGGCGACAACTCCGGCACCCACAATTGGGACAATCTGGAGGCGTCGAATGCGTTGGTGGATTGGACTGATGTAGACAACGCCGAACGGTTGTTTTCTGGGATGCTCGATCCAGAAACCGGCCTGCCGATCATGATTCAGCCGAAGCACTTGATTGTGACTCGGCAGAATCTGTACACGGCGCGGCGGATCGTCAATGCCACGGAAATCACCGTCACCACCCCCGGATATGCCACCACCGGCAACCCGACGGAGACGAAGACCGGTAACCCGATTCAGGGCTACACGATCGTTTCGACCAACTTCCTTGCGAGCCGGATGGCCACCGATACCACCTGGTATCTCGGCGACTTGACCAAGGCCTTCCGCTACATGGAGAACTGGCCTCTGACGGTGGTTCAGGCCCCCGCCAACAACGATGCCGAATTCAACTCCGACATCGTCATGCAGTTTAAGGCCAGCGAGCGCGGTGCCTACGCGACGATGGACCCGCGATACATGGTGAAGTGTACTGCCTAAACCGGCTGACGATCAGGCCGATTGACTCTGCCCACGTCGGCCCAAAACCGGCGTGGGTTTTTTCTTTCTGAGGTGTGCGAATGGCGAAGGCGAAATCTGATGCGACGGCCCCCGAGAGTGTGGAGGCGGTGGAGAGCGTGGAGAGCGTGGCTCCTGTCCAGACGCGGCTGATGACCGGGTGGCGATTGCGGCCACGGGTTGGCGGGGATTGGTTCGAGGTGCAGGCCGACACGCTGGAGGATGCCGTGCGGGCGTTCAACAGTGCTGGCGGGCGGGGTGGTCGGACTCTCGCGGCGAAGCAATTGGAGATTGAGGCTCCCCCGTCCGTGCAGGTGCTGTAGTGCCGAGCGACGCCGACCAGATCGCGACGATCCGTAGCAACCTACTCGCGGCACTCGCCACCGAGTCGGCCAATCCGAAGCCGAGCTACAACATCGACGGCCAGAACGTGGATTGGAACGGCTATCGGACGGCGATCCTCGGGCAGATTGCCCAACTGAATACGCTTCTCTCGGCGGCCACCGGTCCATTTGAGGAGTTGGGCGAGGCCACGACATGACGCTGAACATCTCCGGGGACTACACGATCTTCGACGGCGGCGAGGTGGTGACACTGCGGCAGATCCGGCCGGACGGTGCAACGTCGGTGACCGTGGATAACGCTGTCTCCGGTCCTGTCGATCGGAGGCGGGCGGCGATGGCGGGGATCGACATTACGGGCGACGAGAGATCCTTTTCGCTCAACGCCACGCAGCCGGGAGCCCGGGGGGTGCAGGTGGACGACATTGTCACAGACTCGACGGGCGAGCGGTGGCGTGTGCTGAGTACGTCCCTCGCATCGCTGGATGCGCGGTGGATTGTCCTGACCCGAAAGCAGGTGTAGCTTGCCTGCCGAACTCACGACGATCTTAAACACGGTGCTGGAGCAGGTGCAGGCGTTGAATCTGCCGGGGGTGCCGCGAGCGAACATCGTTATCTGCCAGTCTCCTGCCGTGGAGATCGCCCGGATGCCGGCTGCCAGGATGCCGGCGGTTGTCATCGGCCCGTTTGGGGCGGAGACCATCACGGCCTCAAGCAACGTCCGAGACGACATCGTCTACCCTGTGATCGTGGCCATCGTCGCCAGTCTCAAGATCGACGCAGAGCAGCCTACCGATCGGCAGGTGATGGGCTTGGATCAACGGCTGTCGTGGCGGGAGACGATCCGCAAGGCATTCTCCAATCAGCGGTTGGACGCGACGCGGGGATACAACATGTCGTTGACCCCCCTGGCAATCGTCGACAATGCGGCATTCCAGCGGGATCTGTTCGTCTCGGGGTTTACCCTGCGGATCAGCAATCGGGAGGGCCGGACGTAATGGACGATCTGGAGACCGTGCTTGAGGTCGTCTTTCAGGCGGCTGAACAGGCCGAAGAGCAGGATTACACCGAAGCACTCGACGAAGCGATCACCGTCCTGCAAGACTTCGAGCGGGCGATGTATTTGGAGCAACGCGGCCCCAACGGGCAGGCGTGGGCTCCGATTGCGTTCTCGACGGCGAGCCGCAAGGGGCACACATCAATCCTCGTCGACAAAGGCCCGATGTTCGAGAGCCTGACGACGATTGACGGCACACAGGATACAATCTGGCAGACGGGCAAAACGTGGCTGCGGTTCGGAACGTCGGTTCCCTATGCCCACTGGCATCAGAAAGGGACAAGGCGGATGCCGGCGCGGCCCCATGTGGGTGTGGATCAGACAACAGCAGACAGGGTTGGCACAGTCCTAGGCGAGGCCGTGGCCCGCCGAATGGGAGAGAGGATCAAACGTGGCTGACGCATCAATGGGGCACCAGTCCCGCCTGTCGATGGCTGCGGCCGGGACAGCGGTCGGGAGCTACACGGAGGCATACGAGTTTCGCACGGAGGGGCTGAGAGCGGCCCGCGAGATCGTCGAGACCTCTGGCATCCGGGGGACTCGCTCCATGCCGATCGAGAGGACTCGAGACGGCACCGTGAGGATCAACGGGACCATCGCATTCCACGCAACGCCCGCGATGCTGGATCTTCTCCTCCCCCGGATCATGGGGTCTGCGGAGGTGGCCGATCTGTTCGCCGTGGCCGAGACGCTGCCAGAGTTTGACGTGCTGATCGAGCGGGTGGCGAAGCGGTTTGTCTATGCCGGCTGCAAGGTGGCAAGAGCGACATTCCGGGCGACGGCTGGCGGTGCTCTTGAGTTGGATCTGGAGATCACCGGCAAGAGCGAAACCGTCTCCGCAACGGCGTTCCCGACGATCACAGCCCCAACCGATCCGCCCTACATCTGGTCGGATGCGGTCTGCACTGTCGAGG